CCCATTAGGAAAATCGGCATCATAAATGCAAACAGAGAAGTAATTAGGCGATTATTCATAAATCGTCTCCTTGTTTGGTTATTAATTGACACATTTTTCTACAGGTGTGTCGTCTGCCTGTCCGCTTTTTTGTATGTGAATCTTATTGTCCATTCGTGGTATCTTGGTCGTCAACATCAGGAAATTCTTCTACATCACAGAAGTCTCCATCACAGAATTTTTCAATGTTGGCTTCCTCATTACTAATAACACCGAAAGAAAGTTTACCAAGTTTTTTGACTTCCTTGTTATAAGTTTTTTCATCAATAGCTTCGTAAGGCATTTGTGGATATGCTCCAAAGTCATGACGAGGTAATAAACTTATTCCTTTCAAATGATATTGAAAGTAATTCAATACTTGTGGTATTTCCTTACCTTCTTTCTCAGGATCGAATGTAACCGTACAACTAACTTGGTTGTCTGCCCAATGTCTTTGCATAAAAGCTGCTAAACTGAATTGTTCCCATATGGATAACTCTCCCACAGTTCTTATTCCTTCACCGACATCTACAGGTACTTCAACAACCATTGTTGTGTCTTCTGAACCGAAAGCTGGTTCTACTTTATATCCAGCCTTGACCATCGGTTCTAATAGTTCCGAATGTTTCGAAACTCTAATTCTTCTTGTATAAAATCTTGATTCAGGATAATGTAAACCAGGTGTAGCTCCTGCTAATAATGAAACCGTTCCACTTGGTTTTACACTTGTGGTCTTGATTGACTTTGGAATAGCAAACCAATCACTATACATTTTATCCCATTCTTGAATTGTATCATATCCTTCTTCTAACCAATTTCTTAACTCATCGATTCCTCGATTTGTAATGAATTGTGCTACACCACTAACACTACATCCGATTCTTCTGTTTCTCAACATTACTCGGTTTGTATCACTCCAATGAGTCTTACCTAATGTAACTGATTTTGCATAAAGATAAGCATATTTGAGTGTTCTTTTGTAATCTTCTAAATCATCGTGATTGTCAGGAAATGTTTCTACCAAACAACATAGTTCATAACTTTCTAATGTTTGTTCTAAACAAGGATTACCACCCATGGCTCGATGGTCTTTATTATCACCACCATTTTTCATACGAGAATATTTTCTCATGTTGTCTAACCATGCGAAACCAGGTTCTCCATTATCTATAATTCTTTTTGATGCTTCAGTATAATCCATACCCAACTCAGCAAATATTGAATTGTTTGATGTCCAACCATATTGGTCTCTATGGGGATTTACTTTATAGTTCTTTAAATCCAAATATTCCTCATTGTCAGGATCTCCGAATACAATCTCAGCTGTTCTTCTAACATTACCTGCAACAACACACTTTCCGATTAGATTCATGATATCAACAATTGTTGTGATTGTTATGGGTTCTCCACTATTCTTTTCAAGAACTTCTGTGATATTTTCGTGAACCTCTTGTAATGGTTCAGGACCACTCGAAACACCCCCAAATCCTTTGATTGGTACTCCAGCTGGTCTTACTATTGAGTAATCAAACTCTACTGGTGCTTGACCATGAAAGTAACTTTCCAAAAGTAATTTAACAGATTCTACCCAACCCTCACGAGTATCAGGTATTTGAAAGGTTTGTGGTTGTCTATCTTTATCCACTCCCTTTACAACTATTTCTCCAGCACCTTTAGTATCAAATCCAACTCCTACTCCTAACATACTTGCGTCCATAAGGAAACAGAATGGTTTTGAGTAATCTTCTTTGAGTGTCTTTGTTGATACAAAAGCACAATTGTTTAGGGCGGCATAAAGTCCCTTTTCTTCTGTGACAGGTGTTCCCATAGCCCACAGACCGCGTCCGGGAGGCAAGAATTTCATTTGAAAAATACGCTCATACATATCTTGAGCTGACTTTTGTGCTTGCCACGCGTTCCACCCTAATTGATGTGATTCAATCCAATTCTTTTGCATAGTGTAGGTTCCCTCAACAACTCGTTGAACGGTTTCCCACCATCTTTCATTTTTTCCATTTTCTTTTATTCTTGAGTAAGTTCTCATGTATACTAACTCACCCAATCCATTAAAACCAAAAGGAGCTTTTCTCCGTTTGTACTTATTTATAAAATTATCCGATAACTGAAATTTTTCCATTTTACTCCTCTACTTAAAATCTTTTGTCTATAACGCCGTATAACCCGACCATAATTAAATATAATATATATGCCATTCTATTCGAAGCCATCTAAGTCTTTTTCAAATATTTTTTTCTTTTCCGCTAGTGTTTTTCTCATAAACTCTTGAGAATTATCCATCTTACCTTGACTATCTATACCACCACTTGAAGTGGATTCAAACACCTCAATCTTACCTTGATTCGTGTTTATCTGTGATGGATAAGTCACTCCATCAGGCCCGAATCTATTTTTTATCACATGAAATCTACCTGTGTTAGCTATCTTGTCTTCTACTTTACGACTTACCGAAACAACAAAATCAGCTATCATTACCTTAGAATAAGCTTCAGCAACTTTTGTAGCGTCAATCACATCTTCTTCCAACGAACTACGATTCGCCTGAGAGGCTGTCCATATTGGACATTCAACTTCACCAGCTAATCCCCTTAAGTCCTCATAGATATTTTCCAATACATGCCGTTTCTCACTACCCATACCTTTTAGAATATCAGCGTAATCAACCAATATCAAATCAGGCTTTGTACCTTGTATTTCTATTTGACTCAGATGAGCGGCTAGAGTTTGAACTGTAGCACTTTTGGTTGGAAAGTATTTGATAAGTAATGTACCCTCAAGAGCGTCTATCTTTTTCTTAACATCATCTTGGTAGAACTTAATGTTAGCTGTCGGTACTCCACTAAATATAGTATCGTATCTCAACCCAACATAGTTTTGGTTCAACTCTAATGTGTAATGTACAACATTCAATCCTTGTTTAACAGCTGAAGCTCCCATACTTTGTAAACACCAAGTTTTACCAATACCAGCTGGAGCTACAACAACACCGAGTTCACCACTACCTAATCCACCATCCATTAAATCATCAATAGGATCCCAACCTGTCTTGACAGTTTCTCTTGTTGATTTTGTAAGTCTTTCTTCAATACCAACTATGTAGTCATGTCCTAAATCTCTTTCACTACCAGCCTTCATAGCTTCATCAACCATCCTCTTTATCTCATCATATTGTCCAACTTCTAATAAATCTACACTATCCAATATAGCAGCCTTGATAACTTGATTCCTACAAAACTCTAAGGTTTGTTCTTGTACGAATTTCAAGTCTGTACTTTGGATTAATCTCCAACTCTCTTTCAATCCATCCACGACAGCTACCTTGAGTATGTCGTTTTCAATCTCGTCTATCTTGACTTTCATCACTTCAAGAGTTGGTGCGGTTTTATATTCGAAGAAATAATCTCTGATGGTCTGTGATATCCATTTGTTTGAATCACTATCGAAGTATTCAGGTTCTAAAATATCACAAATGGTTTGTAGAAAAACCTTTTCACCCAATAAGGATGAAATGATTTTGGTTTGGAACTTGTGTCCGAATTTAATTAAAGTGGTCTGTTCACTCATTATTGGTCACCATAGATGCTCTTACCTCTATTTTGTCTGATTTTTTCTCTTTTCTTCTTCTTGTAATTATCACGGGCCTTCTTCAAAATCTTATCTTTGTTGCGTTGATAATGTTCCATCTGCCATTTTCTTTGGGCTTCCTTTCTTTCTTCTTCTGTATTATATTTACGCTTTCGTCCCATTGTTAATCTTCGCAAATCTATTTAACTTTGTCCAAGTCTGCATTATCCAACTATCCATGTTTGGTAAAGCTCCATACATTCTGTCTTCAATGAACATCTTTTGAAAGTTAGGTTTTGATAATTCAGGTATCTTTCCATTTACTATGTTATTGATTTTCAATTTAGCACCACCACTTATGTCAACATTTTGTAACTGCATTAATTTGTGATTCAAAAACATTGTATCTTTTTGTTCCAAAATTGTTTTATAGAATCTACTATTTTCTCCATCTTGGTGTGCTGTTGCTTGTTTAAGTACATCCTCTATGGTGTAATAGTTTGGTTCTATTCCTAAATTTGGTATATGTTTTAAAAGTGTCTTTACTCCAATTCCCATGACACCTTTTATATTATCAGATTGGTCACCTTCAAAAATTCTACTCAACAATAAGTTCTTAGATGTAACCTTGTATTCTTCCAATACCTTTTCAGGATTGTAGAGTTTTTTCTTTGTCGGTGACCAAACCGAAATTCTGTCATCAACCAATTGTAAAAAGTCCTTATCAGTACTCATGATTGTTGTTTTACTTTTGGGTAATAACTGTTTAGCGATATAAGCCATAACATCATCTGCCTCGACGCTGTCAACTGATATTATATTTACGGGCAGTTTCTCCAAATATTCAGCAC